GAGATTAGAAGTTATGGTCATAAGATATTCCCTGTAACAAAGGGTAGAGATTCTGTAATCTATGGAATCAATCTAATAAACCAAAATGAAATATATGTAACATCAAGATCAAAGAATTTAATAAGAGAATTACAGGGTTATGTTTGGGATAAAGACAAAGAGGGTAACAATATACAGAAACCAACAGGCATACATCCTGACTGTATTGATGCAGCTCGATATGCTTTAATGATGCAACTAGAGAATCCGAACAGGGGTAAATATGCAATTAGATAAAAAAAAGTTATTATATTTTGTCAATTAATAAAAAAGTATTATATTTGGGTATAATTAAAAACAAAACAAATTGAAATATCAAGAAAACATACATTTAAGCAATACTCAATTAAAAATGCTAAATACTTTATGCAAAGAATATATATTGAATTATTTAAAAGAAGATCGTAGTAAAAATTATAATAGTAAAACAAAGGTTTTAAATGATAGCTACATAAATATATTTATAGATATGTATAAAAAAATAAGATATAAATTAAGTGAAAGAGACTGCTTTTATGAAATTTATGAAGATGATGTTCAGCAAATAAAAGAAAATATGAAAGAGGTAAGTAGAGATAAAGTATTGATTATGAACAGTAAGCATTATGTAAAAACTAATTTTGATAATTTTTCTGATTTTAACAGATGGGAAAAAATACGAACTTTTGAAAAAACACAATAAATGAAAAAAAAATATCTACATCCGTTATTGAATATAGAAGTTGATAAAGAAATTTATTTTAACTTTGTATTAAGTAAGGACTTTCCAGAAGGTCCACCAAGCGAGAAGATGAAGTAGGATTTTTAATTTTTAGTTAGTTGTTTGAGGAGGGTTTAATCGCCCTCCTTTTTTTTTGTCAAAAATCAATCTTCAATTTCGATATATATATATGAGACTTGAATTAACTATTCCCACAGATTTGTCTGAAATCACTTTAGAACAATATCAAAAATATTTAAAAGCTATTGATGAAGCAAAAACAGAATATGAAATAGGTAGTAAGATGATCGAAATATTTTGTAACGTAGAGTATCAAGATGTTTATAAATTTAAAATGTCCCAGATTACAAATATTAGTAAAACACTTGAGCAAGTTTTTCAACAAGAAACACCTGATCTGATAAAACATTTTAAAATTGATAATATTGAATATGGGTTCATACCAAATTTAGATCAAATGACTTTTGGGGAATATGTAGATTTAGATACTTACTTGAAAGACTGGCAAGAGATGCACAGATCAATGAATGTATTATTTAGACCTGTAACAGAAAAATTTAAGGGCAAATACAATATTGATGTTTACAAACCTGATGGTGCAGAGCTGATTAAGAAAATGCCGATGGATGTTTGTTTTAGTAGTATAGTTTTTTTTTACAATTTAGGGAAAGAGTTGAGCAGAACTATTCTACATTATTTGAATCCACAGGAGATAGCACAGTTACATCAATCGGAAATTTCTCAGCAAAATGGGGTTGGTATCAATCAATTTTTGCACTCGCTAAAGAAGATGTTAGACACATCGAAAATATTACTGAATTAAATTTTCATCAATGTTTGACTGCTTTAACATTTATAAAAGAAAAAAACGAATTAGAAAGAATAGAAATTAATAAAAAGTTTAAATGAGTAATCAGGGAATAAGAGGTTTTTACCAACTAACAGATACAATCAAAACAAATTTGTTGCTTGATCCAAATGTCAATACAGTAACAACTGGAGATATAACAGAAATAGATTTATCTAAACAGACTATATTTCCTCTTGCACATATAATTGTAAACGAAGTTACTGCACAAGAACAAGCTCTGGTATTTAATATTACATTGATGGCTATGGATGTTGTCAATGAATACAAGGATGAAACAACAGATATTTTTGTAGGTAATGATAACGAACAGGATGTACTCAATACACAACTTGCAGTAGTAAACAAAATAATACATTTACTACGAAGAGGATCATTATATACATCTAAGTATCAGTTAGAGGGCAATCCTGTTTGTGAACCTTTTTATGATAGGTTTGAAAACAGATTAGCAGGGTGGGCAGTAACTATGGATATACTAATAGAGAATGATATAAGTATTTGTTGATGGATTTGAAAAAAGTAAATATTGTTTTAAGAAATTTCGCACGAAATGTTGTAGAGGAAGCGAAAAGTAATGTTCCTATCAATAATAGTAAACTAAAAAGCAGTATTGGATTTAATACATTCTCAAGTGATGTGCAAACAGTCATTGAGTTCTTTATGGAGGAATATGGAACATATCAAGATTTGGGTGTAAAGGGTACAAAGAGTGGAGAAAGTCTGGGTAAAAAATATTATGGATCACAAGGTAGAGAATACAAATACACAAACAAAATGCCCCCTCCTAATAAATTAGATAGATTCGTAGTTAGGAAAGGTCTAGCACCTCGTGATGCAAGAGGTAGATTTACAGGGAGAGCAATAAAAACAGTTGGATTTAGAAAATCTATAACATTTTTGATAGCAAGATCAATATTTTCAAGAGGAATCAAACCCACTTTGTTTTTTTCAGAACCTTTTAGAAAATACTTTAGAGATTTTCCTAGACAAATACAAGAAGCATACGGAGATGATTTTGAAACATTTGTAGAAAGAAATTTTAATCCTTAACAATGGCAATAGAAAAAATAAATATAAACAGTCCTGTATATCTTAAAATAGAAAATTCAGCAGGTTTAACAAGTTGTAATCTAACACTCGCAATATATAGTGGTGCTTTTCAATCAAGTCCTTCTACAACTTACGAGCTTGTAAAAAACGAGGTTGCAAATAACAATTATGTAATATTTGAGATAGGAGAACTTATTAAAGATTACATAGCATACAGTTTTAGTGGTACGTTTGGTAGTAATGGTGTAAATGTCTGGGTACAAACAACGGCAACACCAAAAGAGGGGTCAACATCAAGACCTGCAATAAGTTCTATCTATTTGGCTTTTGATGGTGTAGGATATTTTGAAGAAGGGTTTGATATAACAAGTTCATCAAATAGTACAACAACACAAACACTTACAAGACATAAAGGAAGTGTAACAAAACTGATGTCTAATACAAAGATATTTAGAGAAACACAAGAAGTGTTATATATTCCTGTACTTGCAAACTTGAGTGTTAATTCTGGAAGTGATACATTGACAGGTGCAACTACAGTAAACTTTAAAAATGGTGGTACAACTGTATCAAGTGTAACAGTATCTACAGGAGTATCAAACTCAAATAGTGCAATAGAATATGCAACAAGTACAACTGCAACACTTACAAGTGTGGACATAGTAACAGGTGGATCAACAGAAACAATAGAAATAGAGGAACAAGATTGTAATAGATTCACAAACCTACCAATAGTGTTTGTAAACAAATCAGGTGCATTACAAAAAGTAAATTTCTTTTTAAAATCTATAGAGAGTGTAAACGTGCAAAAAGATGAATTCAAAAGCAGTACACTTACAACAGGTGCGACATATTCTATAAACAATCATCAATATAGAAATAGAAACATAAACAGTAGAGAAACAATCATACTAAACACAGGATATGTAGATGATAGTTACAACCAAGTTATAGAACAGATACTTACAAGTAAAAGGTGTTGGATATTTCAAAACAATCAATATTTACCGGTAATACCACAAGATCAAAATGTTACATTCAAGACATCATTAAACGATAGACTTGCAAACTATACAATGACATTTAAGTATGCTTTTGATAAAATAAATACAATAAGATAATGAATGAAGTAAGTCTATTAATACCAGACATAGTAATAGACAATCCACAACCTGATCCAGACTTGTGGAATCTAACCACAACTAATTGGGAAAACACATTTAGAAAGTGGAATGAGATAAACCTTATCACAGACATAGATTATCAAATACTTGATTTATTTGAAGATGAACAAATCAGTCTTACACAAACAATACAAGACATAAGAGACATAGAAAAAGTATTTACAGATTTTAGTAAATCATTTAGTTTACCTGCAAGTAGCAAAAACAATTTATTATTCAGACACTATTACAGATCAGACATTGTAGAGGATAGAGTTGCAGATTCTATATTCAATGCAAACTCTAAATTAAGAGCAATACTAGAGCTGAATTACAAAAGATTTAAAAGTGGATACATAGTTCTCAATGGTGTTAAGCTCAAGAACAACCAACCTGATAGTTACAACATTACATTTTTTGGAGAAACAGTTACACTTAAAGACAAACTAAAAGATAGAAGATTATCTAGTTTGGACTTTTCACAGTTCGATCACGCATACGATGTAACTAACGTAAGACAAGGAGTACAAACATTTGTAACAAATTTATCGTCAGGTACAACTAGCACGGCTCACGTTATATACCCTATAATATCACACACACAAAGATTTATTTACAATAGTGGTGCAGGGGGTGTATTGACAAGTCAAGAAAGATCAAGCACAACAAGAAACCTTTTTGCAAGTGGTAGTCAATCGACAGTAAACTCAGGTCAAGCTACAGAAAGACTAGGGAGTACAATGGGTTTTGTATTTACAGACCTTAAACCTGCATTGAGAGTAATAGATATTATTAGAGTTATAGAACAGGACAATGATATACAATTACAATTTAGTGATGACTTTTTTAAAGAGACAGGATTGTTTGCAGACCTATATATGTGGCTACATAGAAACAAAGGAGAAATAGGAATTACAGAAAGTAACAAGAGTGATGTTACAAAACTTATTATAAATAAAATACAGAGCTTTACAGGAGACACGACAAACTTCTTTAGTGATGGTCAGTTTGATTTTGTGCCTGTATTTGATGGTGGTATATTTAGATTTGTTGTTGGTACAGGATTAAACAGTCTGATACAATCTGAAACAATGCAGATAATATGGACTATCACACCTTCTGTATCCTCTAAAAAGTTTACTGCCAAATTAAGAAAAGCAGATACAGGAGAAATAGTAGCAGAACAACCATATACACAAACAGGAAGTGTAACACTTAACAGGGTTTTTGAACAAGGTTTCAATGGTAGTTTTGAACAACAAAACATACAGTTCTTGATAGAGACAACAGAGACAAGTTTGAACTTGACATATTCTTTGCAGTTTGTGAGAGTATCAGAATCAGAAGATTCAAGTGAAGATTTTTCTGCAACAATCACAGCAGGTATTGTAGAACCTGATAGTTTGGTAGAAACAATCAATGTTCAGGATAATATACCAGACATAGGCATATTAGAGTTCTTGACAGGTATATTTAAAATGTTTAATTTGACTGCATTTATTGAAGATGATCCAAGTAATGATGATTTTGGTAAAGTTGTTGTAAAAACATTAGACAGTTTTTATGCAGGTGGTACAAGCAGAGACATCACAGAGTTTGTAGATACAAGTCAAGGAG